ATGGTAAAGAAAACAGAAAATATGGCATTAGAAGAAACTAGATCTGTATTACATGATTTAGAAATTCAAAAGAAATCTATCAAAAAGCAATTAGAGTGTGGTATTATTAATTCTGTCGACGCCTCTCAAGAAGAGGAGAACATCATGACAAAAGAAAGGAAACTCAAGAAACAGTTAGTATCTGCTGTCCATGTCACCAAAGACGGGCAGCCTCGAAAAATTGAATATAAGGATAGCAAAGGACTCTATATGACAATCTTGCCAGATAAAAAGAAGATTTATGGCAAAACGGAAGAGATACTTATTGACAAGTTGTTTGATTACTACGGGTTGGCAATTAGTGATGTGAGTATTGCTGGGGTTTTTGAATTAGCGCTTGCTGAAAAGCAGACTACTCAGAATGTGAATCCGGAAACTATTAAAAGAGATAGGCAAACATTTAATCGGTTTATCATATCTGATTTTGGCGCACGAGACATTCGAGAAATTTCAAAAGTAGAGCTTCGAACATATACGCAAGAAATGGTTCAAAGAATTCATCCGATAGAAACAGCATTTAAGGCATATAAAGGTATTTTAAATCTTATATTTGCTTATGCAATGGAGTACGGGATTATTAAAGAAAATCCTGTTCCGTTTGTCAAGAATGCTGTTTATCTAAAAGGATGTGAGCGCACGAAGGCAAAAGCGGAGAACAAAATTCTGTCAAAGGAAGAAATCGATTTGGTGACCAAAACTGTTCGCAGTCGAATGACACAGAATCGATACCATGGTTATTTTATTTTGGGATATGCAATTTTACTTTCCGTTGAAACTGGAATGCGTGTAGGTGAACTCTGCGCACTGAAATGGGATGACGTAAAAGCGGATGCAATACATATTCATGCGCAACAGTTAATGTATAAGGAAAACGGGCGTAATTATTATTATGTTGATTGGACCAAGGACGAAAAGGGATTTAGCCAAGGTGGAAGAAGATTTCCGATTACAATTGAAATCAGGAATCTTCTCTCAGAGATAAAATCTGTACAGGATTCCTTGGGGATTAAATCAGAATATGTATTTTGTAATCGGGAAGGGCGATGGATTTACACAAAAGCATATTCAGATTGTTTACGGGCATTATGTAGAAGTTTGGGATTTCAGGTGACTAACAATCATGCATTTCGTATGTCGTTGAACAGCAATGTATTTATTCCGCTTGGTATTCCGGTTACTGAAAGAGCACGATTATTGGGACACTCAGTTGAGACGAATGAAAAATATTATAGCTATGCTCGAAAGAACTCGATGCAAGATATATGTGCACTTTTGAATGGACAAGCAGTATAGGTCTCACCTAGGTCTCACCCAAAATAGCATCAATTCAAACATAAAGGAAGCCCTGATACCGCTATTCTCAAGGCTTCCGAGTAAATGCACTAATGCAGGAGATGGGACTTGAACCCATAATACTAAGTTCCAAAAGCCTTGAAAAATCAACGGTTCAGTAATTTCATGACAAGATTCATGACAAGATTTATTTATTTTTGTCAAAATCATTAAAAGCATTATTCATTATACTTTTTTGCTTTTCCATTTTTTTATTTATAGTAGCATGGCGATAAACAGATTTCATGACGTAAGGTGTCGACCATCCTCCAAGTTCTAATACGTCCTGTTCTGGGAGCACTTCTGACATTTTTGTACAAAAGTAATGCCTCATACTATGTAATTTAAAATGAGTGATGCCTAATTTATTTTGATAACGAACCAGTGCATTATATATCTGATTTGGATTACAATCTATGATAATACCTTTTTCGCGTATCCGATCAGCGATAAAATCTGGTATAGCGATTTCTCTGGCACTTTCTGTTGTTTTTGTGGTTTTGACTACCCAGTTATTATTTTCGTCCTTTACCATAGCTTTGTTGATAGTAAGCACATTATCATCAGATAGATCAGCAGGTGTAAGGGCACATATCTCACTACGTCTCAATCCACAGCAAGCAGCCAGTAACAGCGCAACCTCATATCTATTTCTTTTATGAGCATAGTCTAAGATAGCTTTGACTTCTTCATCTGTCGGGATGTAGGTTTCATTTTTCTTTTTTTGTGGAAGAGTTGTTGTTATGTTGAGTTCCGGTCGGAACATTCCCATGACAGCAGAAATAAATCCGTGAACATTATATACTGTTTTTGGTGCATGCGATACAGAAAAATCATTTATTTCTTTTTGAATATCAATGGCTGTCATATCAGAAATATAAATGTTTTTAAAATTATCTGATAAACTTTTAAGATTGCTTTTGTATCCCGGTATCGTGGATGGCGATAAAACGTTTCTTTTTACATCCAGATATTGATTTGCAGCCTCTTCAAAAGTCATATGCACGGAGGAAGTTCTTGTATCCGCTTTATCAAGTTCGGTGGCGATGAGCTGGATAGCTTCCTTATTGGTTGGTTTATAATCGGTAATTACAGTATAAAGCTTTTTCTTATAAGTTTTTCGAATCCGGTATGATCCGCTTGGGAGTTTTTCAATTTTCATATTGTACCATCCTTTCTATTTTTGCGTATAAAAATAACAGCCAGCAGAGAACGGTTGTTCTGCTTGCGTTTGGCTGCTCCGAATGATACAATAGGCTTGCTTAGGGCGATTGTTCATTTAGAGCAGTTGCATTGCCGCTCCGCTTAATGGTGGGGCGGTTTTTATTTAGCCAATTCAGCTACGAAAGACTCGCGTTTTGACCATATTACAGGCACTACGTCATAGTTTTCCATTGATGTAATTGAATTAGTTGAAATTTTCTTATCTTTGTCTTGTAAAAACACATATAAGACAGAATCAGAACTTCTATTTTGTCTAGTATCATCCCATAAAAAAAGAATATTATTGGTTTGTAATTGGTCGATATTGTTAACTACTTTAATGATTCTTTCTGGGGCATTTTTGGACTTTGGTATTGCAAAATCATATGTTGTAGTTAAGCCTGTTTTTCCGTAAAAAGATACATTTGGTGTATATCGGATGTCCTTTTGGTCTAAAAAGATTTGTACATCTTCTAAGAATAGCGACTGGACGGTATTTTTAGATGTAAAAAACAAATCGCTTACCTTAATCATACATTGTGAGAGAAGATGCTTTTTTTGAGGAAGCTCATCTTTGGAACACTCGATATATAATTCTTTGTCTTTGGACATTTTTACACCATGAGATTGCAAAATACTATTAAAAATATCAGTCCGTTTTTGACTTGAAAATAAATTGAAGTTTGATAATTCTAATTCTCCAATAGTTTCTCCATCATCGGTAATGGTGTATTTGCTGCCATCAATTTTAATAAAAATTTCTGTACAATCGTTATTTCTATCTAAATATGGAAAGGTAATTCTATATATATTTTTACTAATTTGGTATTCATCAATGCTCTTATTGAGCCAATCCAAATAATTTTTCTTGAAATTATTTTCCATCACATCACATCCTGTATATCAACATTTACGGTATCAATATTGCACATGTTACAAAAATCATAAAATACTGTCATAAAATTATCTATATTTGAAAATAGTGTAGCATATTTACCAGTTAAATCATATGTAATATTTCCATTTTCCTCGTCAAATATATGAATATGATTTCTTGAAGAAAACGAGCCATCACTATACATATGAGGTCGACAATCAATTTCCAATCTAATCATCATTGTGTTACTATTTGCGTGACGTTGCTGAAGCTTTTTCTTTGTGAGCGTTATAGAACTTTTTCTGTCTGTGTCTAGATAGAAAATATCGCGCGTAGTATCAGATTCAATTTTAATTGGAATATCATTCTTTTTTCCTGGATTTGGAAGTATTACTTTACTATCAGAAAAATGTTTTTTTAATTTGAGTAAATCCATAAACTCATCATTTGTCATATGTACCTCCAATAATCAAACATCAGTTCGGTAAGAGACGTTTTTTTTATTGAAAGCAATTGCTTTATTATTCGTGGCAGTTAAGATGTAATTCATAAGATCCAGATTTTTTAATTCGTGTTATTACATTTTCACTTTCTAACTTGCGGAGCATACGTTGAATGTCGCTTCTTTGAAAATCTGGCAATTCTGCATAGATGTTTTTCTGTAATATTCCATTGTGATTGCAAATTACATTTTTTAGTTCAGGAATCAATTCGTCTCGTTCGTAATAACATTCTTCCAGACTGCCTAAAATCATATCTCGGTAAGAAAAGCACTCATTATGTGTATTGTGTAAGTATTCATACATGTCCTGAAAATAGATTGTGCCGCCTTTTCCTTTTGAATAGCAGAAATTTTTACATTTATCGAATTCCGTAATAGATTGTTCCAATAACATAATTTTTTTTGACAAGTCCTGCTCTGAAAAGGAATTATGGTATGGAGTTTCAAATTTTTCTATTCTTTTAGCAATCTCGTTATAGTATTTATTTTCAAAAGAGTAAGATAATTCCTCTTCCTTAAATGATCTATGAAACTTTGGGTTGGAACTATTTTTCTCCTCAGCCAAAGCATTTTCGTATCCTACTTGCATAAGGTATGGCACTTCTTCATCAGAGATTTTTTTACCATCTGCACGGTATATTACGTTACCGTCTTGTACATATTCCGTTTGCTTAGAATAATCTCGTTCCTGTGGCTTGTCAGCACATATTGCATCTGAATTTTTAACTTTCTTTTTTGATGAATCATTTTTTAAAAGCAAGAATGAAAGTGTACCAAACATTATTGATACTATTGCAGCGGCAATTACCTGAATAATATCGGTAATATTTTTTACAATAATTAGGATGCCGATAAGTGTTGCTAATAGAAAAAATACACCAATTAACTTTTGAAGTTGTTTAAAAAAAAGCTTATGCATATGTAGTTCTCCCTTTGGTTGATAATTTATATGGTGGAACATTCAAATTACTAAATTAATTCCATAACAGCAATTGTAGGTTCAAATATTATAATAGTTGTTTGAAATTCATAATTTTTTCATTATATCCGGCAAGCCTTGCAAGCTGATCTGCTGGCATATCTGGATGTTCAAAAATTAATTCATCTGGAATTAATAATTCCGCAGCAAAAGTGTTTGCTTCTACTTCATATTTTTCAGTATTAAAAAATGTATGAGTATCCATAAAAAGCGCATTTGCTTTTTTATGCAACAGCATATGCCCTAGTTCATGCGCACATACAAATCTTTTTTCTGAATCTGACAAATTCTCATCTATGTATATAATGTGATTTCTCTGAAAGTATTGATAAAATCCACGGACTCCATTAAGGGAAGCGTAGACTAATATCACATTTTTTTGTCTGAGAATTTCAAAAGGATTTCTTGTATTATATTTTCTGACTAACGATTGTACCAGATTTCGAATATCCATTAATATCACTTATCCTCTTTATATTTTTTAGGAGTATAAAGTTCTTTGTTACGTTTTTTCGCCATCTCCATACCTACTTGCATAGCAGATAGTATAGATTCAACGGCTTCTGGACTTGCAGGATTTCCATCAAACATAAGTCCATCTTGTTTTAAAAGTTGTTCAGTGTTGGCAATAATACTTTCTATTTGCTTAGTATCGCGCTTGGTTAATTCTGATTCCTTATTTTCAGTTTTCATACCATTCATTATGTAATCTGGTGTTGTATGTAAGTATGTTGCTAATTTTGATACTTTTTCAATGCTAGGCTTGTTTTTATCAATTTTACATAACGATCCGCGTGCAAATCCCAGTGCAGCTTCTGTTCCGGTGACCGTCACACCATTATCCTTACATAATTGTTTAATACGATCATAAATCAACATAATAATGCTCCCTTGAAAAAAAAGTTGAAAAAATTACGCAAAAAGCATTGACATATTGAAAATATTACGTATAATAAAAATATAAGTTGAAAAAAATACGTAAACAATATGCAGCTATTCTGTAATTGGTTTGTGGTTATTCTGATTATAGAATATATTACGCATACTGTCAATAACTTTGCGTATTTTTTTCAACGAAAATGAAAGGGGTGAAAAATAATTGCCATCAATTTATCAAAAAGTCAGAACCGCATGCTCGGAAGCCGGCATATCTGTTTATGCATTGGAAAAGGAATTAAAATTTCCACGTAGCAGCATTTGTAAATGGAGCAAGAATACTCCGGGGGTAGACAAAATGAAGGCTGTTGCGGAGCGTTTAGGCAAACCAATTGAGTATTTTTTAGAAGATACCACAACAACAGTCCAATAAATAGGACAGAAAGGAGAGTTAGACATATAGGTGTGGAAAAGAAAACGAAGGAAAACAGAAATGCAAAAACAAATTCCTTTAGCGGAATTTGAAAAGACCGCTAAAGGAGAAATGTTTCATAACAAAGTATGGAAGCTACAAGTATTTTATCAGAGTATGATTTAATTCAATTTTTTGTACCGAGCCTCTCGTGGATTGAATTAAGAGAATCAGAGGAATGGAAGAATTTTTCAAAACTTCTTTCGGAACATCAAAAGAAATATATCCAGATGCAGCACCAAGAGCTTGTAGATCAATAGGCAATGGCAAAGTGTACGTGAAAACTCGGTCAATTATTTCGTTCCCATCCTTTAAAGTGTATTTTCCAACATTTTCAGGATAAGGGAGAGAGGAATATATTTTTTCACTTGCTTTGAGTTTGATTGAAAAAACGGATATAGGTTGTCTGGATTTATTAATGAAAGTCATGTTTATGTATAGTTTTCCATATCTGTTGGTACAAGATGCAATATTAATGGAAAGATTTTTTCGGTTAAGGATGAATGTGGAAATGATTGTAAAAATAGTTCCCAAAGCACCAAAAATGGATAGTGCGAGAGTGATGTTATCCCTTGTTAATAATTCTCTTATCGTATCGTTCATGTGAAAACCTCCTAAATATAATAGCTAATTATATCATATGGAGAAAAAGATTTGTTCCATTTTTTAGAAAGGAGAGTGAGAGAATGCCAAGGATAACAGCAAAGAAAAAAGATTACATGCTCAAAGATTTTCACGAATGGTTGATTGGGCAGATGCGAATCCAAGGCGTATCACAGAAAGATTTAGCAGAAAAATTAAACCTAACGCAGCCGTCTATCTGCCAGAGAATAAAGAAAAACAATTTTGACATCAGCGATTTAATAGTTATCTGGCATGAGTTAGGCGCATCAGAAGAAGATATCTTAAGATTTATGAAAATGTAGTAGAGAGGAGCGTAGATGAAGCAGATCAGTAAAGTATTTATAGCGGTAGGGCTTGGAATTATGTTTCTTTGCGGAATGCTCGATGCGGATGGTGAAAAGTACATCTTATTATTAATCGCTATGGCACTCGGAGCTTTGGTTGCACTTATGGGAGTTGCGATTATGGATGTGGAACAGACACGAGAGAAAAAGCGGAAAGAGAAGCAGAAAGCATATTTTATTCACCAGAAGGACAAGCTTGACGCTGATGTTGAGTTCCTTGGGGAATTTGAGGACAAAAAAATAGCACCCTGATAACTTTGGCGAGTACAGATGCTATTTAACCGTAGGAATACAAAAGTATTTCTGCGTTTATTGTAACACATAGTTAAATTTTTGGAAAGCGTGATTTTATGTTTTACAGAAAATGCAGAATCTGTGGATGTAGTTTAGATCCCGGCGAAGGAAACATGTGTGAAGAATGCCGGGACGAACAGTACATGAATCAACAGCGTGAGAAAGCTGTCAGATACATGGTTTTATCTACAGATTTCAGACAGATGGAAATGGAGGAATTTTTGAATGACTAGCACACAATTAACCTGGTCTGATACCGGGGATTTATTAGACAAATTAGATGAGCTGTCCCAGCTTCTTGAAAATTTTGGAATATTAGATGGAAGCGTTATGTTTACTAGCACCGGAGACGTCTTTGGAACATTTGCGATTGATGGGAACAAGTTACACGCCGGCATCTTGAACGATGGCAAGAGAAAGACTGTAGATTATGAGAGATAATTACGATTTATGGGAAGAACATGACAGGCAGCAGGAAGAATGGCTGCAACGCAGACCGAAGTGCATCTGTTGCGGAGAACATATCCAAGAGGAAACAGCAGTGAAGATCAGAGGGGATTATTACTGTGACAGATGCTTGGATGACATGAGAGTTTATGTGACAGATTGAGAGGTAGAAATGAAATTTAGAGAATTAAGGGCAAATGAAATTGAAGCAAGAGTAGCAACTGTTTCTGATAAAGGCTGTTCCATCCTGCTGTATAAAAATGCACGCTGTGATATGAACATCTTAGATGAAGCTGTAGGGGAAATGAACTGGCAGAGAGACCATAAGGAAATCAAAGGCAACATGTATGCAGGTATTGGCATATGGGATGCATTCAAAAAAATCTGGGTATGGAAATGGGATTGCGGAACGGAATCTTATACCGAAGGAGAAAAAGGCGAGGCTTCTGACAGCTTCAAGCGAGCTGGCTTTAACTGGGGAATCGGAAGAGAATTATACACTGCACCTTTTATATGGATGAAAGCAGACCAGATTAATCTTGCAGATAAAAATGGAAAAAAAACCACGTATGACAGCTTTAAAGTTGAGGATATCGAGTATAAAGATGGAAAAATCTCATATCTGAAAGTTGTTGATAATAAGACAAAGGCAATTTTCTTATATGGGAAAAGCAGAGCACTGAAAGATGAAAATATAAATGATCTGATCAGCGAGGAAGAATTTCAGATCATCACAGAATTGATCAGAAAGGCAAATGTCAATGAACAGAAGCTGTTAAGCCAGTATAAGATTGAATCGTTTATCACACTGACAAAAGTGCAGTACACAGCGTTAAAAACAAAGCTGGAAGAAGCTGTTGCAAAGAAAGAAGCGTAGCTTATGGAGACTACTGGAAAACTAACCGGAGCGAGCCGGACATTTGACGGACAAGGCATCATTCTTACATTTGAGGTTGATGGTTCAGCAGCTCCCCAGATTGAAAATTTACAGAAGCAGGACAAGTTGAAAATCAAAGCTGTTAGATACACGCAGAAACGTAGCCTTGATGCAAATTCTTATTTTCATGCACTGGTTGGAAAGATTGCCGATGCTCTGACGATTTCCAAGGCGAAAGCCAAAAATGTACTGATCTGTAAATATGGTCAGCCAGAACATCTTCCAGATGGAAGTATCTTCTATTATCAGTCAAATGCACCAGAAGATTACATGTGGGAACTTGAAACAATTCATGCAATGCCAGTTCGATATGATGGGAAACTGACTGTATATAAGATTTATCGAGGAAGCCATACATATGATACAAAAGAAATGTCAGTACTGATTGATGGAACGGTAGCGGATGCAAAAGAACTTGGAATAGATACCATCACACCTGAGGAGTTGAGGGAAACGAAAGAGCGGTGTGGTGTATGAAACGATTGTGGAGCGTATTTACAGAAGATATGGATCACTGTTATTTTACCGGAACATACCCAGTGGAAAGACATCATATCTTTGGAAGTTCAAACCGTAAAAATAGTGAAAAGTATGGTTTTGTTATTCCGCTCAGACCTGATCTGCATCCTAACGGAGCGCAGAGGGGAGCAAATGCAAAAGAAATTGATCTGAAATTAAAAACTATGGCGCAGGAATATTTTGAATCTCATTACGGCACAAGAGAAGATTTCAGAGATATTTTTGGGAAGTCGTGGTTATAGGGTTGGAACACCTTGCCGTCCGGCAGAAAGAAACCTATTTATGCAGAAAATAATATATCACGATTTATTGGAAGCTGGTTATTATCTCCGGGTTTAGTCCCGGAGAAGAAAGGGGATTAATGAATACGATCAACGATATTCCCTATGGACACAAAGAGCCAATGGCTAGAATGTCAAACCCGGTAAAAGGCAGAAAGTTTCGAAAAATGGTCGAGAGTGCGAACAACGAAGGTGACTGCATCATTAACGTTGGCAATGGTTATTACAGACCAGTCCCCGGTGATCCGGTGGATGAGAAAGAACTTCAAGAATATCTTGCAAAAGATTTACATAGAGCTAGAGCGGTTCTAAAGAAGCGGCTCTCGATGAAAATGACATTTGAAAGGTGGCGTGAGATTGGAATACTTACTAATCATTCCAGGGAGACTGGATAATCTGAATGATTTTATCCGTGCGGATAAGGCAAGCAGATATAAAGGCGGAGAGATGAAAAAGCAGAATGAAGCTATTGTTTCTGTGTACATTAGAAAGTGCCTGAGAGACGTAAATATCAATAAAAAAGTATTTATGGAATATCTGTGGGTGGAAAAGAATAAAAGGCGTGATTTGGACAATATATCGTCATTCGGCAGAAAAGTGATCCAGGATGCATTAGTTAACTGCCATGTATTAAAAAATGATGGCTGGGAGCAGATCTGTGGATTCTCTGATGAATTTCGTATAGATGCTGAAAATCCACGGATTGAAGTTCGGATTCGGGAGGTGGAAACTTGAACTATTTAGCTGAGATAAAAGCATTTTACGACAGGCTCGAACTAAACCCGCAGCCCAACACTGCAATCGCCTTATGGCATGCGTTAATGTCCATAGCGAATAAAGCAGGGTGGCCAGATACGTTTACGGTAGCCTCGTCAGTCCTTGGACTTCGGTCTGGATTAAATGCATCAGCGTTAAAGAGAGCGAGAAATAAGCTTGCTACAGATGGGTTTATCGAATGGAAATCGCGCGGTGGGAATCTTGCGGCACAATATAAAATAAATAGTCTTGTGGTTCAAAATTACAGTAAAAATGAACCACAAGATGAACCACAAGATGAACCACAAAGTGAACTGCAAATTGCACCACAGTTTGAACCACAAAGTGAACCTATTAATAAACAAAGACATAAACATAAACAAAATACACCCCCTATATCCCCCGTGGAACGGTATGCAGAGTTTGCCGCGGTCTATCCGAAACGGTGCACTGGCTGTCTTGTTGAAACTGAATACTGCAATGCGGTACTGGCTGGTGTACCGGAAGATGATCTGGTATTGGCCGCACAGAATTATGCAGATATATGCAGACGGGAGAAAACAGCAGAGCGGTATATTAAAAAGCCGGAGAACTTTTTACGAGAAAACTTGTTTATGCAGTACCTGAAAGGAGAGAACGATGGATCAGTTGGAAGAGATACTGGAACGCATGAAAAATCACTCAACGAACTCATGCAGGAACGCGGAGACACCGGAGACTTCCAAGGATTCTGATGTGTGTCCAATTTGCGAAGGTCGGGAGTGGATCTTGAAAATAAAAGACGGAGTTGAAATAGCAGTACCGTGTAAGTGCCGTGAGAAAGCGGTCATGTCAAGGCGGTTGCGATTCGCAGATATACCGGAGGCATTCCGTGGGATGGATCTGAGATCGTTTCGAATGGATGTGTACAGGAAGCAGGAAAGTAAAAAGATGGTGTCAGATGCTTGTAAAATCATAAAAACCTATCTGGATGATTTTGAGAGCCAGAAGGAAAGAGGCATGGGACTGTATATCTGGTCGAGGACAAAGGGAAGCGGTAAGACGAGGATTGCTGCCGGGATTGCAAATGAACTGATGAAAAGATACACAGTCAAATTTGCAGTATCACTGACCATCCTGCAGGAAATTAAGAATACATGGCGCAGGGATGCAGCAGGCAGTGAAAGCCAGCTTTTAGATGCACTTTCCACAACGGATATTTTGATCATTGATGATTTTGGTGTGGAAGCACCGGCGGCATGGATCAACGACAAAATGTATCAGATCATCAACGAGCGGTACATAAACCAGAAGGTAACGATTTTCACGAGTAATGATCCGCTGGACAAAATATCCTATGATGACCGGATCACGAACCGGATCAAGGAGCGGACATATCAGATCGCATTTCCAGAAGAATCAGTCCGGGATCATATCGCAGAGCGGATGCAGGAGGAAATCATTGAAAAAGTGATAACAGGAGGAAAAACATGAGCAATGCATTGAGAAAAAAGACAAGAAAGCTTGAACCGAAAAATTATGAGGATAAATTCACAATGCAGCGCATAGCCAGACATATAAGCGAATCTGACAATTGTTTTTGGCAGACATTCAAATCAATGCAGATGTCATGCTTTTATGTTCTGTACTATGACATAGATTTCTCAAAACAGAAGCTAAAGAATTACAACGAAATTCTTCGGAAGAATAACGAGAAAATAAAAAATGTATCCACCATTAGAGCAGAGGAAGAAAGATTTATAAAAAACATTGGGTTTGATTGTGAGAAAGAAGCAAGGAATTTTCCGTACAGAGCCAAGATTCGTATGTATGGCAAGAATCCTAAGCAGAACCAGATTAAATCCGTAATTTCGAACATGAATGACGGCATTGAGTGTTATTTGGTGATTGCAGTTTATACACTGCATTACAATTACAAATTCAGTGGCGAATTGATTCGTGAATGGTGGAACAGGATGCTGGATTTTTCCAAGAACTATGTAGAGGGAATGAACGACGACCATGTTGTGAAATATTTCAAGCAGGAATGTGATTTAGATATAGCGGAGTGATGCCAATGGGAGAGATGACAAAGACAAGCGTAAAATACTGCCGGAAATGTAAATATTTGTACAATCACAGTCAAACAGAGGTCATGTGTGGATATTATTCACAGACAGGATTAAGACGCGGCTGTCCGGTAGGAATGTGCGATAAATTCGAAAAGAGAGGTAGAAAAAAGAGGAGGGTACAGTTGAAATGACAGACGAAACCAAGCAGGAGATAGAAGCGGTACTGATGTTGTTAAAAAATACATTGGTAAGAAATGGCGTAAGCATAGCACTTGCAGGAAGTGAAGATACCGGAAAAGACGATGGATGCATTATGTTTTTTGATACCGCAGAGTATTGTCGCACCGGGAAATTTAAAGGGATATCTGTTAAAACAATGGATTTAGTGAGGTAGAAATATGATGGAGTGTATGAAGAGCATGGCGAAGAAGTCACAGGACGAGCCGGTAGAAATGGAAAATGAGCGTATGAAAGTTTCTCACTTAGATATTATCGTAACAATGATAGACAAAAAGCCATATTACGAAATCAAGTACAAGGAAATCGGATCGAATCATTATAGCGTTGGCTACAGCTCATACAAGCTGGAAAATGTTTTATCTTGGAGAGACGAGTGTTTTGAGGTCGTGGAGAAGCCACAGACCAATGCAGATCGGATCAGAAGCATGACGGATGAGGAGTTGGCAGAAGTATTATTTGGAAGTTGCATAGAACACATGGGCGTAGAGGAATGTTCTCATCCTGAAGAGGCTTGCAAATCATGTGTTTTGGATTGGCTTAAGGCAGAAAGTGAGGAATAGCATGAAAAAGTCAACAGCAGAAACAATAGCATACGCAATAAAAAAAGATTGTCAAAGAATGTCCTTATATGACTGGTGTGACAGTTGGGATATTACAACAGATGAATTTGATGAATTTTTAGCACTTGCAGTAAATAATGCAGAGCCACAGGAAAGTGAGGAATAGCATGAAGAGATTAACAGAGAAAAACGATGTTGGCTCATATTACTTTCCAAAATGTTTTGAAAAGTGCAATGGGCTTGGAGCAAGTAGCAAGTGCGACAATTGTGAGAATATGACAAATGCCTGTGAAAAACTCGGAGCCTATGAAGATGCCGAGGAGCAGGGATTACTTCTGCGGTTGCCAATCAGTGAAGATGCACCAGTGTATTCCATCGAGTATTGTTGCGGAAAAAACAAAAGTAATCGGTCTGGAATGTGTTTTATAGGATTTTGCGAGAATTGTAGTGATAAGGCGTACTACATACGTGAAAGCGTAGCTAAACACTGCAGCATTTGCGAAATTAATAAATCGGTATTCTTTACTCGTGAGGAAGCCGAAGCCAAGTTGAAAGAAATGGAGGAAAAGGATGGAAGATAGATATTTATTCCGTGCAAAGCGGAAAGACAATGGTGAATGGACGGAAGGCTTTCTTTTGAAACGGTGGGACGGATTATGAATTTTCACTATTGATGAAAAATTTGCTGATCTTATAATCCCATCTACCCTCTGCCAGTGCACCGGATGTAAGGACAAGAACGGCAATCTGATTTGGGAGAATGATATTCTTTCAGGGCATATCGATGATGAGTTTCCAGAAGATGAGACGAGAAAGCGTGTCGTGTGGCATGAAAACGGATGGTGTACGAATGAGCCGGGCTGTGATTACTACGAGGAACTGGATGATTTTGATTCAGAGAATTTTGAAGTGATCGGCAACATGATTGATAACCCGGAGCTGTTGGAGGTGTGACTATGACAATTGATGAAACTATATCACACACAAGAGAAGTCGCTGAAAGCCAAAAGATGTCAGCAAGACTAATCGAATATAATGAGTATATCCCCGAATCGGTTGATAAAGAAGCCATTATATACGGAAATACTATATGTGCAGACGAACATGAGCAACTTGCTGAATGGTTGGAAGAGCTGAAGCAGTACCGAACAATCGGAACGGTGGAAGAATGCCGGGCGGCGATGGAACGTCAGAATCCGATAGCTGCTATTGCTGAAAAAGAAGATACTGGGACTACAAGATATATATGTCCGACATGTGGTATGTATATGGGGTGGTCAACTGGAATGTTTCCTGCTCGTTATTGCTGGAAATGTGGTCAGAAATTGGATTGGGGGTGTAAAGAATGAGTGAAAGCCTTAAGCCATGCCCGTTCTGCGGTGGAAAAGCAATGTTCTTAACCACTACAAATAAGTCATCACATTCGGATGTTGTGGTAATGTTCAAAATCAAATGTATGAAATGCGGAACAGAACTTCCAAAAAGCTATGAATGTGAGATGTACATGGATCAGGACGGAGGCATCAGAACAGGGAAAGACGAGCGAACGAAAGCAACTACAGATTGGAACAGGAGGGCGAACGATGGGAAGACTGATTGATGCGGAGACATTAAAGCAAGAATTATATCAACAATGGTTTATGGATATTCTTCTTACACAGACAAGTAGTGAGGATATGTTTTATGCATTGGCACAGAAGATTGACCAGCAGCCGACTGCATATGACACGGACAAGGTTGTGGAACAGTTGGAAAATGAGAGAAAGTTTTGGGAGAATGCATACGACAGTAATTTAGGAAAAGAGAAAGCGAGAAGTTATGAGCATGCAATCGAGATTGTGAAAGGCGGTGGAGTAGATGCCTAAAGCAGTATTGGTAATGGATTTGCCGGAATCGTGCAGTAAATGTAAATTTCTGTATGAATTTCAAGGGATAAAAAAATGCCAGCTTATGAATGTGTTAAAAAATGGTGCTTCGAAATTATCACAAAGCACATTCACACAGAAACGGCATGATCTGTGTCCGCTCCGGGAATTGCCGGAGAAAAGAGAAATTAATCATAACAAAAATCACTACATAAGTAACTTTTGGACAGATGCAAAGAGCGTAGGTTGGAATGCTTGTTTAGATGAAATTTTAAAAACAGATGGAATGAGAAAGGAGTAATGACAGAAGCCTTGGTAGACCAAGGTTGACCGCCTAAAGGTGAAGAAAGGCGAGAACAAAAGGAATTTAATTAGCGGTGTCGTATGGCACTATTGGGAGCCGTAATTCCTTATCCACGGACACAGAGCAATCTGTTAAGTGGTTGTCATGAAAAGATTAAAAGTATGTTGGGTAAGCGCAGGAATATCAAGTTTTATGGCTGGATATTTAGCAGGGAATGTAGACGAATGGATTTACATTGACATTGCAGACCAACATGAGGACAGTATCAGGTTTATTAAAGATTGCGAGAAAGCAATCGGGAAAGAAATTCAGATACTGAAATCAAGCGAGTACAGATGTGTAGAGGATTGCGTAAGAACATTTGGAGGATTTAGAAATCCGGCAAACGGATTCGCACCTTGCACGAACTGGCTCAAAAAGAGAGTGAGAAAAGAGTGGGAGGAACGACATAAGGATTGTGAATTGACTTACGTCTGGGGATTCGACCTTAAGGAAAAGAACCGGGCAGAGCGGACGATTGAAGCAAATCCGCAAGCCGCACACGAATTTCCGCTGATTGACAAAAACCTCTCAAAAGAAGAGGTACATGGATTGTTTGAACGGACTTTTGATTTTGCCCGACCTTTGATGTATGACCTTGGCTATCCGAACAATAACTGTATCGGCTGTGTAAAAGGCGGCATGGGTTATTGGAATCATATCAGAAAGGATTTCCCGGAAGTCTTTGAAAGTCGGGCGAAGTTGGAAAGAGAAGTTGGGCATTCAATTTTGAAAGACAAAAATGGACCGGTATATCTCGATGAACTTGATCCTAATCGTGGGAACATGGATACGGAGATTATGCCGGAATGTGGAATCATGTGCTACTTAGCACAGTATTAAAACTATCAGAAAGGAACTAATATGAACAGTACAGACGCAGCATACAGAAGAGATAATTTTATCTTGACATTCATGGACTGCTTGTGCGTCCCAGATCAAAAAGACTATACACAACAAGACATTTGCGACTGCAACGAAGCGATTACAGAGTATGAGTGTATGCTTCAACACGCCATTGATGTTGGAGACAAGCAGGAAATTGCTTTTCTACGATCAGAAATACAGCACGTTAAGGCTGAAAAACGTAATATCAAGAGAATGATGAAAAACAGAATGGAGCCTGCACTTACATAGTTTTCACATGATAGAGAGTTTGCGATTGTAAGACCGAAGCACTTGGGGAACATATGATGTTCTAATCGTAGTCGAGAGGTCGGAAATTATGCTTGTGCGTAATTTGGTTTGGATAGTGGATATGCTCCAAATCCAAACACAGCGCATTCTCTTGATGAATTACTTTCTAATGTTCCGAAGAATCAAACGATTGGAGACAATCTGATTCTGGCATGGAGCATTATCAATAATAGTAAGTATGAAACAATAGTATGTTCTGTTTCCGGCGGATCGGATAGCGACATTATGGTTGATATATGCGTCAAAGTAGATATTCATCATAAAATTCGATATGTCTGCTTTAATACCGGATTGGAATACAGGGCAACCAAAGAACACATCAAATACTTAGAGGAAAAATACGGAATAAGGATTGATATGTTTGAAGCATGGGAATACGGAATGACGATTCCAAAAGCCTGCGCAACATATGGACAACCGTTTTGCAATAAGACCGCAAGTGAATTTATAAGCAGATTACAGAAACATAATTTTAAGTGGGAAGATAAACCATTTGAGGAATTGTATGCAGAATATCCAAAATGCAAGTCGGCTTTGTTGTGGTGGTGCAATTTGAAACCGGGCAAAAGAAATAATATCAGTTGGAATAAATGGCTCAAGGAATTTTTGATTGCAAACCCGCCAACATTCCGAATATCGAATAAATGTTGCGAAAAGGCAAAGAAAGATATTTCCCGCAGAATAAAGTGTGATCTGATGATTACCGGCATACGGAAAGCAGAGGGCGGAGCAAGGGCGACGTCTTACAAGAATTGCTATAGCCAAAAAGAGGGCAATGAAGACGAATACAGACCTTTATTCTGGTACACGAATGATGACAAGAAATGTTATGAACAGCATTACGGCATTGAACATAGCAGATGCTACACAGAATATGGTTTGAAAAGAACCGGTTGCTGTGGTTGTCCTTGTGGGCGAAACCTTGAATTTGAACTTGAAGTGCTGAAAAAGCATGAGCCAAATTTGTACACAGCCGTATGTAATGTATTTAAAGATAGTTATGAATATACAAGAGAATATCGTGCATTTTGCAATGAAATGAATAGGAAACAGAAGATATATTATCAAATGGAGATAGACGAGTTTATCAAATAATCAAGAAAGGAGCCGAACCAGCGCGCATAAAGGGTACCCGGTTCCTGCAAAAAAATGATAAATGGAGAATTAATAGTAGATAACTTTGCCGGTGGTGGCGGTGCATCCACCGGGATAGAATTGGCAACCGGATACAGTGTTGACATTGCCATCAACCATGATCCAGAAGCTATTAAAATGCACAAGGCGAACCACCCGAACACTAAACATTACTGCGAAAATGTATGGGCTGTTGATCCGGCGAAAGCATGCAATGGGCACCCGGTTGGACTTGCCTGGTTTTCGCCGGATTGTAAGCATTTCAGTAAGGCAAAAGGCGGAAAGCCAAAAGATAAAAACATTAGAGGTCTTGCATGGGTAGCCTTAAGATGGGCTGGACTTGTAAGACCGAGAGTAATTATGCTGGAGAATGTGGAAGAATTTAAAACCTGGGGACCGTTAAACAGGCGGCATCATCCGATCAAGAGTAAACAGGGAAAAACATTTGAGAAATTTGTTCAGCAGCTTACAGATCTAGGATATGAGGTACAGTTCAAGGAGTTGGTAGCGGCAGATTATGGGGCGCCAACCATGCGTAAGAGATTTTTCATGATCGCAAGGTGCGATGGCAAGCCGATTGTATGGCCGGAGCCGACACACGGACCGGCAGACAGCGAAGCGGTAAAAGCCGGACTGCTAAAACCTTACGTTGGAGCATACACGCAGATTGATTTCAGCCGACCGTGTCCGAGCATTTTTGATACATCCGAGGAAATCAAAGAAAAGTATGGAATCCGGGCAGTAAGACCACTGGCACAAAAGACGATGGACAGGATTGCAAGAGGACTGAAAAAGTTTGTGCTTGAGAACCCGGAACCATTTATTATCCAGTGCAACCACGGTGGCGAACGCAGACCGAACGACATCCGAGAGCCGATGCCTACAATCACCGGAAAGCATGGTTACGGGATTGTGGAGCCATACATGGTACAGTGCAAATACAATAATGAGGCGCAGGACGTTCAGAAGCCAATAGGGACTCTTACGACAGTTGGCAGCCACTTGTTAGTTGAGCCATATATGGTACAGATCGGGCAGACCGGGTTCACAAAGGATCGGAGTAAGGATGTACGGGAACCCCTTACAACGATTGTGAGCAAAAATGAGCATTGTCTTATCAGTCCTACATTGATTCAGTACCATTCTGAAACTTCAAAAGATGGAGTAAGAGGACAGACTATAGAAGATCCGATCATGACAGTTGACAGCTCAAATAGATATGGACTGGTCACATCATTCCTGCATAAGTACTATGACGGAGGATATAAAGGTGCTGGGGAAACAGTAGAAAATCCGCTTCCGACAGTGACCGCATGGGATCATAACAGCGTTGTTACTGCGAATCTGATCCAGATGAACAATCATTGTGACGGAAAAGATATCAGACAGCCATTACCAACGATCACAGCTGGTGACGGACACTTTGGAGAGGTTAGAGCGTTTCTAATCAAATATTATGGAGATGCCACGGGGCAAGACATCGAAAAGCCACTTGATACAGTTACAACCAAGGATAGATTTGGATTGGTGACGATCGAGGGTGTAGATTATCAGATTGTAGATATCGGACTGCGGATGTTAGAGCCAAGAGAGCTGTATGGCTGCCAGGGATTCCCAGATGACTACATAATTGATCATGACTACACCGGAAAGACGTATCCGAGAAGTGAACAGGTCAGAAGATGCGGCAATGCAGTGTGTCCGCCGATTCCTGCGGCATTGGTAAAAGCAAATTTACCGGAATTGTGCGTTGCTGAACGGATGCCGAATATGCAGATCGAAGCAGATCAGACCGGTCAACTTAGATTTGCTTAATTCGGAGTTGGAATTGAGTTAAAACAAGAATTAATACAAGATATGTGAGTTAAATTAGAATTTAGTGGAGGTAGTAAGACATGAAAGGATATAAAAAGCCAAGATGTGATTGTAAAACATTTCTTCAGGCTTTTCGTAGTGAGTACTGGAAGGTTGCAAGATCGATTACAAATAATGGAGAATTAAGCAATAAAACAATAAAGATTAATACCTCTTTTGATGATTCTGATTATGAAATAAAGTTAATCTGCCCAAAATGTGGCAGAACATATAAAGCAGATTATGACACTAAAGATAGAATCATCCGAGGAGAAATAATGCAGTAAACTGAACTTTAACAAATTAAAACGGAGGTAGAAAAAAGATGGCTAACTTTTATAAGAGTAATGATGTAGAAATTGATTTTTCAGAGGAAGAAAAGGAAATATTAAAAAAAGCAAGTGAAATTCTGAATGATTTAGGTGCAAGACTTTGGCAAAACGATTGTGACGAAGAGGGCGTTTTCTTTTCTTGTTTAGGAGGCGGAATTAAAAATGCATTAGAGGGAGATTACTGGATACCATAGAATCTGAACTTTAACGGAGGAATCAACATGAAACTGATAAAAAAGAAAGCTGAATTTGTGGGGTACGTAGTTTACAGCGTGGGGGATCTCCAAGAGTGGAGATGTCCAGATAAAGATTGTGGAATGAGCGTGATGGAAGAATATAAATGCTGTCCATATTGCGGACGGCGTTTAAAATTTGATAAGAGCAGTGCTGAACTTAACTGATAAAAAAGAAAGGAAAATGAGCATGAACGCCACAAAGCAGGGGATAGAAATGCGAGCCAAAATTAAGCAGGCAATCATTTCGTACATGGAAAAGCACGGATACGCACCGACCATTCGGGAGATTGGGGACATGGTAGGACTGAGCAGTACATCCAGTGTACATAATCATCTGATCAGGATGATCGCTACAGGAGAACTGGAAACGGATGATGAAATCGGAAGCCCTAGAGCTATTCGGGTGCCGGGATATAAAATCGTAAAAACTGAATAGGTAACACTTACCGGCTGTAATATGCCGGTAAAAAAATACATATCAAAGAACATACGTTCCGACCGTATGTGCGTAACCAAATGAAAAGAGCCTGTGCTGGGAACACAGACCCTCAAAGTAATACATTACTTACTATATCAAGTAAAATGTACTACTTTTTCTACTATTAGTAAAGGGGGAAATTTTACTATGCTGACAAAATCGGAATTAATCAATGATATTGCTTATGAAATGTCTGGGTATCTGACGTCTGAGGGAATCGACCGTCTTAAGACTGTGATTACTTTTAAGCTGGTCAACATCAGTCTGACCGCGGCGGAAACGCTACCATCTACAGAGATTTTCGACAACGAATACATTATGAAACGATACATCATAGACCTCACAGCAACCGGCAGAAAGCAGAGCACGATTAAGCTTTATATTACTATCATTAAAAAATTCTTTACAGAAACAGGCTTAAACTATCACAACTGCACCGGGCAAGATGTGATGGATTACATCGCTACCAGACTGCATAAGGATAAAATCTCAAAGGCTTATGCTTCCACAATTCAAAAGTATATGAGCAGTTTCTTTGCGTGGGCATACCGCAAGAAGCATATCGAGGATGATGTATCCAGAGACATTGATAAGATTCGGCAGCCGCAGAAGAGAAAAGAGCGTCTATCTGATGAAGAGATTGCCAGAGCATCCTTATCCATTGGTCATGATCTGCGATTAAATGCGTTGTTCGAGCTTATGCTTGCTGCTGGTCCTCGTGTCGGGGAGATCGTAAACCTTAATATTGACAACCTCGATTTTGCACGAAAGGAAATCCACATCTGGGGAGAGAAAACGTCACAGTGGCGCACCTGCTTTATGACAGAGAGATGCAAACAGGCATTAAAACAGTACATCGGAGACCGAACGGAAGGTGCAGTGTTTATTGGCTTGCGTGGCAAAGGACGGATGTGCAATAAGTCAATTGAGGATATGACAAAAGAGATCGCACTTGCTGGCGGTTGTAAATTCAGTGCCACGGTACATTCATTTCGCAAGACATTTGCATCAAGGGAATATAGGCGGACAAAAGATGTGTTGTTTGTATCAAAGAGATTAGGACATTCAAGCACCGATGTGACAATTAAATATTATATCTGTGACGATATTGAGCTTGATCGAATGCAGGCTAATTTGGCAGCATAATGATACATGTATTAATGTTGCAAAATATAATAAAAATACGGTTATAAGTATAATTTGTATGTTATAATGTTGCATGACATATAAATAGCTTGCACGAAAGGGGGAATGTGCATGATGAGTGAAAAAGAAACGTATGAGATCTGTAATGAGGTAGACAGCTTCATAGCCAGAGAATTAACAGAATCAATAATACATAAGGTGTCCTACGATATGCTTGAGGCTCATTATGGTATTCTCCCGATCAGCAGGAGAAGCTTTTACCGGAAAAAGGAAATTGTGCTGGAAATTATAGAAAAGCGGACGACGCGGCTGGTGGAAGAGAAGAATGGGCAGTATATGATCGTATGGGGGAGAGAATTTTTTGATTGACGCATAAGAAGGTGATATAATAAACAAAAAGGCGAGGAGAGAGAAGTATGGATGTTTATAGTGTGATTCAAAATTTGGCGATAGGGATTGCCAGTGGAATATTTTCGGGTGTTATAGTATCAGTGGTGTTTTATATACTTGGAAATTATCAGAATGAAATTGATGATGCCAAAAATACAATTATGCCACTTTATGAGGTTATAACGCTAGACAAAGTCAGAGAAAAATGTGGATTAGAAGATATCAGTGAATATTTGGCGGTAATTAGAGCAAATGTAGATACGGTGGCGCTTAACTTGAATCCGTCAAAATATAATTATCAATTGCGACAAATTATGTTTGACATTAGTGAAATTATTTCAGATGGAAAATTTTTTGAGCGCAATGGTAGAGAATTAGTGTTTAACGAGAAAATGTTGCATGAGTTTGCAGTGGAGGTGGAATCACAGTTGAAACTGTTAAGAGAATGTGAAGGTAATTTTGGGAGAGGACTCACGGAAAGAATTATAAAAAATAAAGCTATATGGTTTACAGGTGCGATTGCTATTATAATAATTGTGATCGCATTGCTTATATGAAGTATAGCCAACCACCAATCACGATGGTTGGTATTTTTTTGCCCTAAACTTGGCACAAACAATATGTAAGTACGTGATAAAATTTTATTAAAAGAAATACTAGGGGGAAAAATAAAGTGAACAATAACGATTTGAAAAAGGCGTACTTACAATCATATATTCCATCCATAAATGCAGCCAAACGTATAGAGGAAGAAATAGAACAATTGCGACTGGATAAAATGATGCCGTCTGTTATTATGGATGATATGCCGCATGCACATAATAAAACAGATCTGTCTGATTATATGGCAAAGTTGGACGAACTGATAAATAAGCTAATAGCTGCCAGATACAAACGTATTGATCTATATGCAGAAATATTTGCAAATATTGAAAAGATGGAAAATGAGACAGAAAGAGAGGTATTAACATATCGGTATCTTCGTCGGTACAGCTGGGAAAAGATTTGTGTGCATATGGGGTATCAGTGGGCACAAATTCACCGGATTCATGCTAATGCATTAAAAAACTTCAATCCAACAGGAGTATACTATCAACTGATGATAGAAAATGAGGAATCTGATAAAGATGATACACAATGATACATATATTCGTGATAATATATAAAATGAAAAGAGCGCAAGTAGAGAAGAATCTGCTTACGCTTTTTTTATGGGCGTCGGATGGCGCCCTATTCCCCCTAAGTTATTTGAGGGATACTGATAAAAGAAATGGTGGTGATGGTCCTTGCCAAAGGCAAAAGATGCGAGAGCGGACAAAGCCTTTGAAATGTATAAGCAAGGGCTTAAGCTAATAGATATTGCAAATCAGCTAGGAGTAGCAGAGGGAACGGTACGAAGTTGGAAAAACCGGTACAAATGGAATGGCGAAACGAATGCAACGTTGCAAAAAAATAAACGCAACGTTGCGAAAGAAAATAAACAAACAAAGAAAGTAAAAAAAGAGTCTGTTGCAGATGAAGTAGAAGCGGTGATACAAAACGCTGATTTGACTGATAAGCAACAGCTTTTTTGCATTTATTATATTCGTTGCTTTAATGCCACCAAGGCATATCAGAAAGCGTATGATGTTGATTATGCGACTGCCGTGGTAAATGGTCCTAGACTGCTCGGAAATGCTAGGATAAAAGATGAAATTTTCAGGTTGAAACAAGAACGTCTCAACAGGGAGTTCCTGAGTGAGTCAGACATCTTCCAGAAGTATATGGACATTGCTTTTGCCGATGTGACTGATTTTGTGGAGTTTGGAAATGAGGATGTAGATGTGATCCTGGACACTGGAGAACGAAAGACTATCACAGTAAGCCATGTCAATATCAAGAATGATGCGGATGTGGACGGAACGATTATTTCAGAAGTGTCCAAAGGCAAGGACGGCGTAAAGGTAAAACTTGCTGACCGGATGAAAGCTTTGCAGTGGCTTTCGGATCACATGGATCTTGCCACTGAGAAGCAGAAAGCAGAGATTGCATTACTGAAAGCCAAAGTTCAGACAGATGACGGCGATGAGGTTGCAGATGATGGATTCCTTGAAGCTTTGAATGGTACTGCCGCGGAGGACTGGGGTGATGAAGAGAATCAGTAAGATTAAGCGGGTTTTCAAGTTCAAGCCATTTTCCAAGAAGCAGCGCAAGGTATTGAACTGGTGGTGTGAAGATTCTCCGGTTAAAGATAAGGATGGTATTATCGCAGATGGTGCTATTCGATCTGGCAAGACGGTGAGTATGTCGCTATCGTTTGTTATGTGGGCGATGAGCACATTTGACGGCGAAAATTTTGGTATGTGCGGCAAGACAATCGGTTCTTTCCGCAGAAATGTATTATTTTGGCTTAAGCTGATGCTGCGAAGTCGCGGTTATACGGTGGCAGATCACAGGGCTGACAATTTGGTAATCATCACAAAAGGAGATGTGACCAATTATTTCTATATATTTGGCGGCAAAGACGAACGATCACAGGATCTCATTCAGGGTATTACCTTGGCTGGGGTCTTTTTTGATGAAGTTGCGTTGATGCCGGAAAGCTTCGTGAACCAGGCAACCGGACGATGTTCTGTTGATGGTTCGAAGTATTGGTTCAACTGCAACCCGGATGGACCGTATCATTGGTTCAAGACCGGATGGATTGATAAGAGAGAAGAAAAGCATCTGTTGTATCTGCATTTCACGATGGATGATAACTTGAGTCTGTCGGAGAAAATCAAGGAACGATACCGTGGCATGTACACAGGTGTGTTCTACCGCCGGTACATCCTTGGACTATGGGCGATGGCAGAGGGCATTATTTACGATATGTTCGACACTGCCAAGCATGTGATTTCCAGCACGGCTGATCTGGTCAATGCAAATTATTATGTGTCCTGTGACTATGGTACACAGAATGCAACAGTATTCCTGTTGTGGTGCAAAGAACGTTCTGGGCGGTGGGTGTGCTGCCGCGAGTATTATTATTCCGGCCGAGATGAGGAAAGGCAGAAAACGGATAGTGAGTATGCTGATGATCTGGAGCGGTGGCTTGGTGATATAAAGCCGGTGAAGATCATTATAGATCCATCGGCAGCGTCCTTCATTGCAGAGTTGAAAAAACGAGGCTATGCGATCAAGAAAGCAAAAAATGATGTGTTGGATGGAATCCGGTTTGTGGCATCGCTGCTGAATCAGGGGAAAATCGCCATCAGTGACCAGTGCCCGAATACGATCAAAGAGTTTGGGTCGTATATCTGGGACCAGAAAGCATCTGAGCGTGGCGAGGATAAACCGGTAAAGCAGCACGATCATGCGATGGATGCTCTTCGGTATTTCTGTTATACGATTATTCGCAAGCCGGGCGGTATCAGCATTTTGAAATAGAGGTGATAGACATGGAACTTGAGATTATGAAAAAACTCATAAGAAAATATGAACCGGGACATACAAAGTTTTCCTTTAATGCTATGCAGGCAGAGCGGTATTACCGGAATGAAACGGATATTTTAATTAATAAAATTAGTGATGAGAGAAAAGAGGATGCAGATAATCCGTTGCGTAATGCGGATAACCGGATTCCGAGGAACTTCCACGGACTTATTGTCAATCAAAAGGCTGCATATATGTTTACAGCACCGCCACTTTTTGATATTGGGAATGAGCATGGAAATGAAGTCGTGACAGAAGTACTCGGTGATGAATACCGGAAAAACTGCATGGAGCTGTGCGTAAATGCTTCCAATGCATCGGTGGGATGGATTCATTACTGGGAGGATGAAGATGAGACATTCCAGTGGGCGGTAGTCGACAGCAAGCAGATTATTCCGATTGAATCACACGATTTGAAAAAGAAACTGCTCGGTGTTCTTCGTGTGTATGATGAAATCGACGAGGAAACAGGAGATACCTATACAATTTATGAATACTGGGATAAGGAAAGTTGTTGGACGTTCCGGCGGAAGTGTGGCGACACTTTAGAAGATGGGCTGTTCTACTACAACACTTTCATGGTGCCGGATACCGGAGATTTTGTCGCAGAATATCGGCATGAATTCGGAGAGGTGCCTTTTATTCCATTCCCGAACAACAACACGAATACAAACGATCTGAAAAATATAAAACCGCTGATAGACGTTTACGACAAGGTCTACAGCGGTTTTATTAATGATTTGGATGATATACAGGAATTGATATTTGTACTGTCTGGGTATGGCGGAACTGATCTCGACACGTTTTTATCAGACTTGAAAAAATACAAAACTATCAAGGTTGATGGAGATGATGGAAGTAATCCGGGAGTGAGCACGCTCAACATTGAAATACCGATTGAAGCACGTAACAGCGTGTTGGAAGCCACCAGAAAGGCTATTTTTGAACAAGGGCAGGGATTTGATCCACAGCCGGAGAATTTTGGGAATCAGAGTGGAGAAGCTCTTAAATTCATGTATTCATTGCTGGAGATGAAAGCTGGGTTGACGGAAACGGAGTTTCAGCTTGGGTTTGCACGTCTGGTAAGAGCGATATGCCGACATGAAGGGATTGATTGTAAGAAAATCATTCAGACATGGTCCCGCACTTGTGTAAAGAATGACGCGGAACAGGCACAGATTTGCAAGGATTCGGTCGGAATTGTAAGTAAAAAGACAATCCTTAAAAATCATCCACTTGTTGAGGATGCGGACGCAGAATTAAAACAGTTAGAAAAAGAAACACAGGAAGCACAAGAGAAAGCAGATGCTTATGTTGGAGCTTTTAATTCAAAAGGTGAGGAGAAAATTAATGAAGCAAACAGTGATGATTCTGGGGACGGAATATCAAATAGAAATACATAAATGGTCAGAGGACAAAGCATTAAGCCAAAATTCGTGGGCTGGTTACTGTTGTAGTGAAATTCCACTGATCGTTATAGCAGATTTAGATGATGAAGAGCATTTTTGGTTTCACAATGACGAAGAAAAAGATGCGTATTTTAAGAGTTGTTTGCGCCATGAAATTATTCATGCATTTTTGAATGAAAGTGGATTGAAAGATAATTTTGAGCATACTTCGCACGCAGGGCATGAAGAAACGATGGTTGATTGGATGGCAATTCAGTTTCCGAAGATTGCAACAGTATATAAAGAGTTGGGAATTTTATGAAATGAGGTGATTGCATGGAAAAGCGGACAAGTGAATATTGGCAGGAACGTTTCCAGCAGTTGGAAGAAGCGCAGCATGACACATCCGTTCAGACCATGCAGAGTATCGAGCAGGAGTTCCGGCGTACGGAACAAGTATTAGACGGAAAAATTAATGCTTGGTATCAGAGATTTGCATCCAATAACAAAATTTCAATGATAGAGGCAAGGAGATTGCTCAACAGCGATGAGCTGGAAGAGTTTAAGTGGGATGTACAGGATTATATTAAATATGGAGAAGAAAACGGTATCAATCAGCAGTGGATGAAAGAGCTTGAGAATGCTTCGGCAAAGGTACATATCAGTAGATTGGAGGCACTTAAGTTACAGACACAGCAGGAACTTGAAAAATTGTACGGAAATTATCATGATTCCATAGATGAGCATATTACAAATCTTTATACATCTGGATATTATCACACAGCCTTTGAAGTACAGCGAGGTATGGGTGTTGGCTGGCAGATGCAGAATTTTAATTCAGAGAAAGTCAGTGATATTATACATAAACCGTGGGCTGTTGATGGACGTAACTTTTCAGATCGTGTTTGGATGGACAAAACAAGACTAATTAACAGTATGCATGATTCTTTAACTCGAATGTGTATTACAGGGGAATCACCGGATAGAGCTATACAGGAAATATCCAAGAACATGAAAGTGAGCAGGTCACAGGCTGCGAGGATTGTTCAGACGGAATCGGCGGCTTTTTCTGCCAGGGCACAGGAATCATGTTTTTCTGATCTTGGTGTGGAAGAGTTTCAAGTGGTTGAAACCTTAGATAGCAATACGTGTGATACATGTGGAGAGATGGATGGAAAACATTTTCAAATGAAAGATTATAAGATTGGTGTTACCGTACCGCCATTTCATCCGAATTGCCGTGGCTGTACATGCCCTTATTTTGATGATGAATTTGACAGTGTGGGCGAACGTGCTGCCCGTGGCGAGGATGGAAAGACCTACTATGTGCCGGCAGATACGACGTTTGAGGAGTGGAAAAAATCGTTTGTTAATGGTGATGCGGACTTTGTGTCAAACAGTTTCCAACCACGATATGGAGCGGAAAAGGAGTGGAAACATGTAAAATTTAAGACCAAAACAGAAAACATACAAGAATATACTGACAAAAAACGGGAGCAGAATTTCTTTGGGATTCCAGTTGATAAAACTGCATCTTGGATAGGGAAAGATAATAAAATTGGTAAAGTAGAGGATTTACAGGAATATTTTGTAAATGGTGAAGCTTTCAAAGTTGATGGAAAGAGAGTGCTGTTGGATTATTCGGAACATGAAAAAGAAATTGCAAATATTATTGCAAAAGGAACTGGGAAAGATATAAAGATGGTTCCAAGGATAACGTTCCCTCAAAATATACAGACACCGGATTACCTGATAGATGGAATAAAATTTGATTTGAAAACTCCCCTTGGAAATGGAAAAAATACGTTGTATGGGATGGTAAAATCGAAAAAGAAACAAGCAAATAATTTTGTTATATGTGCTGACAAAACTGCACTAAGCATGGATGAGATAGAGCAACAGATACAAGGAATTTATAGCTCAAGAAATACGGCATTTGTTGATATAATTATTTTGGTAAAGAATCAGGAGATTGTGAAAATCTATAAAAGAAATAAATAAGAGCCATTTTCGCTCCCGGCAACTCTGTATAACACAGAGGCAAAGGGGGAACAAAATGACTCTTATTAAGATATCTTATGTATATATTACAACAATATCCGTAAAAAAGCAATAAAAACCAGTAATAACAGGGCAACCGGAAATCTATGAACCGAACAGCGCAGAGGTGACGCTAAGTAAGTTCCTCCGGCAGTCCTGTTTTTATATTGTCTTTTATCCGCAGACATTAAAGAACGGCATTACTCATCTGGAGAATAAACAGAGAATCCCAATACCCGGAGAGCGGGAATAAAAATCTATGGAGGATAAAAAAAATGGAATGGTTAAAGGCAATTTTAGAAAAGGCAGAGATTAAAGATGGAAAACTTGATGTGGATGCAGTCATGAATGCGGCACAGAAAGAGTTCCCAAAACATGCAGTACCAAAAGATGATTTTAATAACAAAGTCAAAGAGTTGGAAACTGCAAATGACACGATCACAGAGCTTAAAAAATCCAATGGAGATAATGCAGATTTGCAGAAAAAAATTGGAGAATATGAAACAGAGATTAAAGACCTTAAAGATTCAGCAGAGAAAACAGCAAAGACATACGCCTTAAAAGAATCTCTTGCAAAGCAGGGAGTTCTGGATCCAGACTATCTGATTTATAAGGCAGGTGGGCTGGATAAGTTCAACTTCGATAAAGAAGGGAAGCCTGTTGGCGTAGAGGATGCTGTGAAACCATATAAAGAGGATGCGGCAATGGTACATTTGTTTAAACAGGAACAGCAGAAACCACCGTATAATCCGAAAAATGGTGGCGCAGGTGGTACAACAAATCCATTCGCAAAGGAAACATTTAATCTGACTGAGCAGGGACGTATTTTAAAAGAAAATCCAGCACAGGCAAAAGAGCTTGCCGCTGCGGCTGGAGTAACGATTTAAGAAAGAGAGGATAAATATTTATGGCAATTACAAAAATTTCAGACGTTATTGTACCGGAACTTTTTAACCCGTATGTAATCAACAGAACAATGGAGTTATCAGAGTTTTTCAAGAGTGGGATTGTGGTAAACAGTACAGAATTTGATGTGTTGGCAAGCGAAGCGGCAAGAACACATAATATGCCGTTTTTTGAGGATTTACAGGGGGAATCCGAAGCGATTCTTGAAGATGTCAAGATGACTGCTAAGAAAATCGGTTCCAATGAGGATGTATCAACTACCATTTTCCGCCAGAATATGTGGGGAGCAACGAATCTTTCCGCTGCTTTGGCAGGTGCTGATCCAATGAAAGCGATTGGTGATCTTGTTGCGTCTTATTGGGCACGTGATATGCAGAAAGAGCTGATTGCGATTCTTACTGGAGTATTTGGTACAACTACAGCAGGATCGGAAGGAACACCGGCGGCAGAGACCAGAATGAAAGATCATATTCTTGATCTTACTGCAGGTAAGACAGAAGCAGCAAAGCAGATCAGTGCGTCAGCATTTATTGATGCATGTCAGTTGCTCGGTGATGCACAGTCACAGTTATCTGGCGTCGCAATGCATTCAGCAACAAAGTCTTATCTGAAGAAACTGAATCTCATTGAGACAGAGCGTGATTCTACGGATGTAGAGTTTGATACCTATCAGGGTAGACGTGTAACTGTAGATGACGGATGCCCAGTAGGTGACGGAGGTGTGTACACTACATATCTTTTTGGAAATGGTGCAGTAGCATATGGTAATGGTTCTCCTGTTGGGTTTGTGGCTACCGAGACGGATCGTGATAAACAGACCGGTGCTGGTATTGATTATCTCATTAACCGTAAAGCATTTATTTTACATCCAAGAGGAATTGCATACACTGGAGCAAAACGTGATCATGTGGAAACACCACTTCGTACAGAACTTGCAATGGCAGAGAACTGGAAACCTGTATATGAGTCAAAACAGCTTAGAATTGTTGCTATTAAACACAAAATCGGGTAGGTGATAATCATGGAAGGGAGTAGCAAGCTGACAGCCGAAAGGCTGTTGGCACTTCTTGGATTAAATGCTGATGAGCAGAGCATAGAAATATGTGTAGAGTTTGCATTGGATAACGCAAAAGACATTGTAAAAAATTACTGCCACATTGATGAAATCCCGGCAGAATTAGAAACAACAGTCTTGCGCATGGCAATGGATATTTACAGAAATGAAAAGCCGGGAGAAACAGAGACACCACAAAGAGTTTCTTCGGCTCAAATCGGTGATACTTCTACATCATTTGGCACTGTATCTGCATCATTTACAGATAGTCTCATGAAAAACTACAAATCATCTTTAAACCGATACAGGAAGGTAGTGTTCACATGAACATGGTAAGAAAAATCATTGAAAGCACATATGATGGAAGATGCACCGTTACGCAACGTGCAGAATGTGAGAAGCCTAATGGATCGACAGGATTTACTAATGCTGTGATTTTAGAGAATGAGCCTTGCAGACTTTCTTTTAATAGTAAGGAATCTGCCAAGGAAGGAGATAGAGCTTCAATCCAAACACAAACTGTAAAGCTGTTTTTAAAACCGGAGAGAATCATAGAACCAGGTTCAAAGATTACGGTAACGCAGAATGGTGTCACAACGGATTATGCAAGCTCCGGTAAGCCGGCGGTATATGAAACACATCAGGAAGTTATTCTTGAATTGAAGGAAAAGTGGTCATAATGAGCGTAAAGTATAAAGAATTACAGGATTTCACAAGAAAAATCGAGGATCTGAATAAACAGCAGAAAGATGAATTTATGAAGGCCTGCTGTAAAGAATTGGCTGCCAGATTATTAGCAAAAGTAATAAAGCGTACACCTGTTGGACATTATGAAAATAAAGTTGGCGGTACGCTGCGGCGTGGGTGGACAGCAGAAAAAACGGGTGATTCAAAGCGGGATACAACTCAGGCAATGTATGATAATTTATTTGGATCAGACCAAATAATATCTCAAGAAAATATGAGTGTTCGTAAAGAGGGAAACACATATATTATTGATGTTACAAATGCTGTTGAATATGCTGTGTACGTTGAATATGGACATAGAACAAGAGACCATAAAGGATGGGTTCCTGGAAAGTATATGCTGACAATTTCTGAAAATGAGTTGAGAACCGTTACACCACAGATTTTAGAACGAAAATTGCAAAAATTTCTGGAGGACGCGATGAATGATACAAAAAGTAATTGATGGTATTATTGCAGCAATCAGGACAGAATATGGTTCAGCACATTTTAAAGTATATACAGAACTAGTAGAGCAGGGATTAAAAAATCCGTGTTTTTCTGTTATGTGTCTGAATCCAAGTGTGGAAGTGACCGGAAAAGTTCGCTCAAGACGATATTATCCGTTTGTGATTGACTATTTTCCTAAATCAGATGATGAGCCTGTGGATGAATGTAATACCGTCTATGAGACTTTAATCGAATGCCTCGGTGATATTACTGTAGAGGATAAGATTATACATGGCAGTAATGTAAGTGGAAATGTAGTGGATGGAGTTTTACATTTTCAGATTACATATGATCTCTTTTTACTCAAAAAAGAGGAATTAGAAAGTATGATGCAGTTTGAGGAGAGCACAAAAGTGATGTAAAGGAGGATAACATGGCAGAAACAAAAAAAGAACCAGAAAAGATTTTATTCTCAAAGGAACAGATTGTAAGTTCCATGAGATATAAAAAGTACAGAGATTTTTTGGCGGGGAATCTGGACAAGCATAAAAATTATTCAACAGAAGAAATTGATAAGATGATTGATTCGTTTTACGGAAAGGGTAAGAGTGGAAAATAATGGCATTAGGTGGAGGAACATATTTAACACAGAATAAAGTACTTCCGGGGGCTTATTTTCAGTTCATTTCAAAAGCAATTGCATCAGCAACGTTATCAGACAGGGGCGTAGCTGCAATGGCGTTGGAATTGGACTGGGGTGCTGATGATAAGGTGTTTAGTGTTACAGCTTCGGATTTCATGAAGGATAGTAAAAAAATGTTTGGATTCGACTATGATGCGGCAGAAATGTTGCCATTAAGAGAACTTTTCAAACATGCGTCCAAAGTATATGTATACAAAGTCACTTCTGGGGGAGTGAAAGCTTCGAATACATTTGCGGAAGCAAAATATACAGGCAAAAAAGGAAATGACCTTAAGGTTGTTATTCAGACAAATGTGGATGATGGTGAAAAATTCGATGTATTACTGTATCTTGGAACTGAAAAAATGGACAGTCAGACAGTTTCCAAAGCATCAGAGCTTATTGATAATGATTTTGTTATGTGGAAAAAATCCGCTGAATTGTCTGTTACAGCAGCAACAGCATTAAGCGGTGGAACAAATGGTACAGCATCGACATCAAATCATCAGGCATTTTTAGATAAAATCAGTTCTTATCCAGATGTGAATGCAATTGGATATGCCGGATCTGAAAGTGCAGTAAAAGGACTGTATGCCGCTTTTGCAGACAGATTAAGAAATGATGTAGGCATTCGATTACAAGTGGTTATGCACGATTATAGTTCGGCTGATTCGATTTCATGTGTAAATGTGAAAAACAGTGCAGAACTTGTGTATTGGGCTACAGGTGTTATTGCCGGTACTGCTGTAAATAAATCTGCGACAAATATGAAATATGATGGCGAATTAAGCATTAACACTGAATTTACCCAGGATGAACTTACAGAAGCTTTGGGAAAAGGCGAATGGGTGTTACATCAGGTGGGTACAGAGGTTCATGTTCTTGAGGATATCAATTCTTTTACCAGCATCACAGACGAAATGGGCGATATTTTCAAGGATAATCAGACAATCCGCGTCATCGACACAAGAGCAGATTCCATTGCTTCAATTTTTGCTTCCAAATATCTTGGAAAGGTTCCGAATGACAAATCGGGAAGAGTAAGTTTGTGGTCAGATATTGTGAAAATTGATCAGCAGTTAAGCGATATCAATGCAATCGAAGATTTTGATCCAGAAGATATTACTGTCGAACAGGGTGATACAAAGAAATCAGTACTTATTAACAGTGCAATTACCATTATTAACACAATGGAAAAATTGTACATGAAATCAATGATTGAGTAACAGGAGGAAGATGGGCATGTCGAAACAGTTTATGAATACGCAGGATGCACCAAGCGCAAAACAGGCAGAGTTTTTTTGCACAATTAATGGAAGACGTTATTCTATGCTTAATGCAAAAAAATTCGAAGCAAAAGCAAATGTCAAAAATGCCGATGTGACAAGATTAGGTGCATTGATTGATGGTAAAAAAGCGGTCGGACTTACCATTAAATTCTCAATGACAGTTTATAAATGCAGTGAAATGTTTGATAAATTGATCGAGGAATTTAAGAATACAGGCTTATTGCCAACCTTTGAATGCCAGGTAACGAGTAGTGATTCAGCAACATGTATGGGACGGAGCACGAAGGTATATAAGCAGTGTGTAATTGAGGGAGATGTTCTTTTATCGATGTTCGACGCAGACGGCGAATTTGTAGAGCAGACCATTGAAGGATATGCAATGGATTTTGATTCGCCAGAGAGATATACAGATCCAGAATATATGTAAAGAGTTGAGGCAGACAATTAGCAGATCATGCAGTGTCTGCCTTTATATTTTAAGAATGAGGTAAGTGATATGGGAAATTTAGCATATTTTTTGAAAAAGAACAAAAAGGAAAAGAAAAATGCATTTTTTGCTGCAACAAAATCATTATGCGATGAAAATGGAGAACCGTTAAAATGGGAAATTAAAGCTTTATCAACAAAAGAAACAGAAGCTATCAGAGAAAAATGCACAATAGATGTTCCAGTCACCGGAAAACCGGGTGTTATGCGACCAAAAGTAAATTCTTCTAAATATGTAGCAGAATTACTCGTTTCAGCTGTAGTATACCCAGATCTTTATAATGCAGAGTTACAGGATTCCTATGGAGTTAAAACTGCATCAGATCTTTTGAAAGAAATGGTAGATGATCCGGCAGAGTATAACAATTTTGTCGAATTTGTCCAGGAATACAACGGATTAGATGAAACCATGAATGATAAGGTGGAAGAGGCAAAAAACTAATAGAAGGCGGCGATAGTGAAGCCAATTATGCATATTATGCATTGCATAAGCTTCATATATTGCCGTCCAGATTAATGGAACTAGATGAAAATGAGCGTGCTTTTATTTATGCGGCAATTGATTTGAGGATTGAAGCTGAAAAAAGGCAGGAAGAAAAAATGAAGCATAGCTCAAAATAACAAGAGTATTAAAATTATATTTATGCTCATGAAAGGTTGGTGGATTTATGGCGATAGGAACAGCTATTGAGATAACTGATAAGATGACAGGACCATTAAATCGTATCACAGCCGCTTTATACAGCACAACGGATGCATTGCATGATACAGATCAGGCAACTAATTCTGCATTTAATTCTGCTGGTATTCAGGCAATCACGCAGGAATTGTATGGATATGAAAGAAAGATTCAGGATATACAGGATGAGTTAGATAGATCAAATAATAAGATACAGGAAATGCAGGAACAGACAGAAAAGGCAAGAAGTTCTGCTGGTGGATTGGAAAATGCATTTAGAAAAGCTGCAGGTATACTCGCAACTGTAGCAACAGTACAGACATTAAAAAATGTTCTTGATACATCAGACGAACTGACAGCAATAACGGCACGTCTTGAAATGATGAATAATGGTTTCGAATCTGTAGGAGGAAATTTAAAAAGTACGTCAGATTTATTTAATCTAGTGTATGCGTCTGCGCAGGATGCCAGAGGTTTATTTGCAGATATGTCAGCAGTCGTTGCAAAATTCGGAAATAATGCGAAGGATGCTTTTAGCAGTTCGGCAGAGGTCGTTGATTTTGCAAATCTTGTACAAAAAGAGATGGTAATTGCCGGCGCATCCACGACAGAAGCTTCAAATGCAATGTTGCAGTTGTCACAGGCATTAGGCTCTGGCGTCCTTCGTGGTGATGAGCTTAATAGTATCTTTGAGCAGGCTCCGAACCTTATACAGGAGATCGCAAATTATCTCGAAGTCCCAATCGGAGAAATCCGGCAGATGGCGTCGGAGGGACAGATTTCGGCTGATATTGTAAAACAGGCAATCTTTTCTGCTTCTGATGAGATCAACGACAAGTTTAATAATATGCCTATGACATGGTCGCAGATTTGGACATCTATGCAAAATACAGCATTAATGAAATTCCAACCGGTATTACAGAGAATTAATGAGATTGCGAATAGTGAGGAATTTAAACAATTTACGAAGACTGCAATAAATGATATGGCTGTACTTGCAAATGTATCACTGAGTGTGGTTAATACGCTGATTCAGGGAGCCGCTTTCGTATCTGATAACTGGTCCATTATCAGTCCAATTATTTATAGTGTGGCATTGGCACTGGCATTTTATAATGGTGTGCTTATAATGCATAATGCATATGAAGCAGTTTCCAACGGATTAAAATTGGTCGCTGCGATAAGAGCGGTTGCGCATGGGACAGCTACAGCAACAGAAGCGGCAGCTACAACCGGAGCATCTGCGGCACAGATTGCATTTAATGCTGCTTTATATGCTTGTCCGCTTACATGGATTGTACTTGCCATTGTTGCAGTGATAGCAGTAATTTACATGGTCGTTGCAGCAATTAATAAGGTACAGGGTACAACTATCAGTGCGACAGGTGTTATATGTGGAGTAATCGCTACAGCCGGTGCTCTGATTGGAAATATTGTGATAGGATGGGTAAACAGGATTATAACAGTCGGAGTCGGCCTGTGGAATTTAATTGCAAATTTCGCAGCATCTTTTGGAATTGTTTTTGAACATCCGATTATTGCTATTGAAACCATGTTTATGTCTCTTTTCAATTTTATACTGAGTGTTGTTGAAAGCGCGGCAAAATTACTAGATACAATCTTTGGATCTAGTCTTGCTGATGCAGTGAGTGGTTTTCAGGATACAATACAGGCAAAAATCGACGCTAAAATTGAAGATGCGGGAGGAACAGCATCAAATCAGTTAAATCCAGAAGACTACACGCTTGACCGTATAAATTATGGTGATGCGTATCAAAGTGGTTATGATTTCGGAAAAGGAATTGATGATAAAATATCTTCTGCTTTTTCCGGCGGATTATCTACAGACAGTTTTTCAGATTTACTTACTTCCGCTGGATATGATTCTGCATCGGATGGAATGGCTTCAACGTTGGGAGATATTTCGAAAGATACAAGTGCAATTGCAGATTCTGTAGATATCAGCAATGAAAATTTGGAGTACATGAGAGACCTTGCAGAGCGGGAAGTCATTAATCGTTTTACAACAGCAAGTGTAAATGTAAATATGGGAGGGGTTACAAATACAGTAAGCCAGGATACAGATCTTGATGGAGTGATTTCATATTTGGCTAATGGAGTAACAGAAGCATTGCAGCAAGCAGCAGAGGGGGTGCATTCATAAAATGGCATATTATTTTTATTTAGGAAAAACATTGTTGCCGGTTGCACCATCGAAGCTCACTCTTAAAATTGGTGGACAGAATAAAACATATAACCTTATAAATGATGGTGAAATTAATGTTTTGAAATCTGCCAGTTTGACAGAAATTGAATTTGATGCGCTGTTACCGAATGTTCAATATGGTTTTGCAGTTTATAAAAATGGCTATCAGCCAGCAGAGGCCTTTCTGAATGCTATAGAGACATTGAAAAAAAGTAAACTGCCATTTCAATTTATCGTTACACGAGCATTTCCTAACGGAAAGATGTTATTTGATACGAATATGAAAGTATCACTTGAAAATTATAACATTGTGGAAGAAAGCAAGAACGGTTTAGACGTTACTGTATCGATAAAGCTTAAGCAGTATAAGGAATATGGAACGAAAACAGCTATTTTATCGATTACGCAGAGAAAGACAACAGCAAAGGTGAAAAATTCTCGTAATACATCAACAGCACCATCTAATGGTTTGCCAACCACTTATACCGTCAAAAAGGGTGACTGTCTAAGTGTAATAGCAAAAAAGTTTTATGGAAGTGGATCAAAAACATATTATATGAAAATTGCAAATGCAAATGGAATCAGCAATCCTAATTTGATATATCCAAATCAAGTATTTACGATTCCGGTATAGGAGGGAAAATGTCAGCAGAATTATTAATCCAGAATGGAGATACTGTGTATTTTCCCGCCGTACTAGAGGATATTAAATGGGAAACTGAAAGGTATGGATCACCGGGAAAGTTAACTTTTAAATGTATGTATGACAGCAAATTAAATGTCACAGAGGGTAATCCAGTGAGATTGCGCTGGAATGGATTAAATGTGTTTTATGGCTTTATTTTTAAAATAGAAAAGGACAAGGAACCGGTGCTGTCGATTACTGCATATGATCAATTGCGGTATTTTAAAAATAAGGATACTTATGTGATTAATGGGAAAACAGCCGGTGAAGTTTTAGAGCTGATAGCTGCAGATTTTGAATTGCAGACTGGAGATGTGGAAGATACCGGTTATGTAATACCATCCCTTGTGGAAGACGGAAAATCTTTATTTGACATCATGCAGGATTGTCTGGATCAGACTTTAATGAATGTTGGTGAAATGTATGTTTTATATGATGATTTCGGCTCATTGTCACTGAAAAATATTGCAAATTTGGCAGTTAATATTTTGATTGATTCTGAAACAGGAGAAAATTATAAATATAGCTCATCCATTGATGATCAGACGTATAACAAAATAAAGCTTGTTTATGACAATAAGAACACCGGACAGAGAGATGTATATATTGCGCAGGATTCATCTAAAATGAATGAGTGGGGAATGCTGCAGTATTACGATAAGTTATCTGAGGGTGAAAATGGCAAAGAAAAAGTTGAATCTTTATTGCAATTGTATAACAGAAAATCAAAATCATTTCAGATTACGAATGCAATAGGAGATGTATCAGTCCGGGCAGGATGTTTATTACCTGTTATTCTGGATTTAGGAGTTGCAAAAGTTCAGTCTATGATGTTGGTGGAATCGTGTAAGCATGTTTTTAGAGAAAATGAGAATTTTATGAATTTGACATTAAGGGGTGGTGATTTTGTCTGAATTTGATGGATTGATCAAACAGATCAAGCAAGCAGCATTAGATGCAGTAAATTCCGCCGGACCAGCAGGATTTTATGAAGGAACAGTATTAAGCGTATCTCCATTAAAAGTTAAAGTAGACCAGAAGCTTATACTTGGGAAAGAACAACTTGTCTTAGCGCGTAATGTAACAAACCATGAGATGTCTGTTGATGTTGATTGGGAATATGAAAAGGGGACGAAAAAAATAGTAATCCATAATGCATTAAAAACGGGAGATAAAGTGATCCTTGCAAGAATCCAGGGCGGTCAAAGTTATATTATTTTGGATAAGGCGGTGTAAATATGATCCCAAGTGTTAATAATTTGTTGCTTACAGAAATAAATGAAGAGGATATGCCGAGTAAAAATTATCGAATGATCAGTGAAAGCGTTAGAGGTACGGTGGATACCATTGAAGCAATGAAGCAGGTGGTATATAAGATATTATGTACAGAACGATATGTCTACCCGATATACTCATGGAATTATGGGATAGAATTGGTGGATTTATTTGGCGAATCAGTAACATATGCATGTCCTGAGATAACCAGGCGAATCGAAGAAGCATTGTTGCAAGATGAAAGAGTTAATTCGGTAGATCAATTTGAATTTGATACAAGTAAAAAACATGAGGTGGTGTGTACATTTTCAGTACACACCATTTTTGGTGATTTTCAGATGGAAAAAGAGGTGAGTGTTTAATGTTCGAAGAGATGACATATGAAAAGATTATGGAACGCATGTTGTCCCGTGTGCCAGATGCACTGGATAAGCGTGAGGGTGCGATTATATTTGATGCACTTGCACCGGCAGCATTTGAAATGTCTATTCTTTATACTGAATTAGAGACAGCTTTAGACCAGACATTTGCAGATACTTGTCAAGGAGTTTATCTGGACAAAAGATGCATGGAAAGAGGAATCACAAGACAGCCAGCAACACATGCGATTGTTCAGGGAACTTTTAAACCGACTGACTTGGATTTGTCTGGTTTGCGATTTAATTGTGGAGATTACAATTATACAGTTAAAGAACCGATTGGAAATGGTGTGTATGAGATGGTGTGTGAGACAGCAGGAAGCCTTCCCAATGGAATTTCTGGTCAGTTGATTCCAATTGACTATATTAACGGATTAGAAACAGCAGAGATCACAGCTATTTTAATTCCGGGAGAAAATGAAGAATCAGATGAAGATCTCAGATCGAGATACTTTGATACTCTTGTGAGCCAGGCATATGGAGGCAACATTACAGACTATAAGCAGAAAACAAACGCTATAGAAGGTGTTGGTGGGGTAAAAGTAACACCTATCTGGAATGGCGGAGGAACTGTAAAGTTAACTATTATTGCATCAGATTATACAGTGCCTACAATCACATTGATAGGAAAAGTACAAAAAGAGATTGATTCGGTAGCTCCAATCGGACATATCGTAACGGTAGATGGCGCGGCTAAAAAGGAGATACAGATAGAAACTAATATCGTATATCAGACAGGGTGGAGTTGGAAAACATCTGGAAATTATATTGAAAAAGCTATTGATGCTTATTTTCAGGAACTTGCAAAAAACTGGGCGTCGTCTGATCAGTTAATTGTACGAATCAGCCAAATTGAGACAAGAATCTTGGACTGTGCCGGAGTAATTGATATTTCAAATACAAAAATAAATGGAAATGCAGAGAATTTAATATTGGAATCCAATTCCATTCCTGTGAGAGGAAGTGTGACGGATGGGGCGTAAGATAATAGATTATTTGCCACCATATTTGACGGTATATAAAGAAATAAAAGCAATTATGGAAGCCGAACAGCCAGAATTTGAAATAGTCTGGCCGCAAGCAGAAAATGTCTTGAATGATCAATTTGTATCAGATTCATCTACTATCGGTATAGAGCGTATGGAGAAAATTCTTGGAATTATTCCCAAAAAGACAGATACGCTGGATGAGAGAAAATTTAGAATTTTGGTTAAATTGAATGAACAGCTTCCATATACACTGCCGGTATTGGAACAGCAATTAAAAAGAATGTGCGGAGAGAATGGGTATCGCCTGATTCTAAGCGCAGATAAATATTTACTCAATGTTAAATTAGCTTTAGGCAATGAGAATAATTACCAGGATGTGTGTGATATGTTAAGACGTGTTGTGCCAGCTAATATGGTTATTTCGGTTAGTATGTTTAATACGCATGAAATACTTTCGCATTACACGCATGCGCAGTTGGCAGTATACACACAGAAACAAGTGAGAGAGGAAGTGTTGACGAATGTCTAGTAAAACAACAAATTTGAATTTAACAAAGCCGTCAGAGGATGAATTTTATGATATTAATGTGCAGAATGAAAACATGGACATTATTGATCGTGAGATTAATGGATTAAAGCAGCCAGCTTATGAAGTGTCTACAGCCATGTCAGATTTGAATAGTGGAGAAATGATTACTGTAGCGTTTGGAAAGATTGCAAAGGCAGTCAGTACATTAATAAGTCATGTGGCAAATAAATCTAACCCTCATGGCGTGACGAAGAATCAGATAGGACTTGGAAATGTGCCAAATGTTGCAACAAATGACCAAACACCAACATACACAGAAGCATCAAGCTTAAGTTCGTTGGTCAGTGGTGAAAAAACGTCTGTAGCGTTTGGAAAGATTGCAAAGGCAGTCAGTACATTAATAAGTCACACAACATCTAAAGCTACCAATTCAGTTTTGGGACATGTAAAATTATCAGACAGCACATCAAGTACAAGTGCATCAACTGCTGGAGTGGCGGCAACGCCAAAAGCTGTAAAAGCTGCTTATGATTTGGCAAATAGTAATACTAAAAAAATAGGAACGACTGATATATCTGGTATCGGTGATGGAACTGTGACCGGAGCGATAGCAGAAAATAAAGATGCAATAGAGGATGTCACCCAGAGTTTAACTAACTTAAAAAATCCAGCTAAATGGACAAAAGGTATTCTAGTTGCTAGCGGTTCTGCTTTAACTAAAGATTATTTATTAGTTTATACTCTTAAAACGACAGATAAAGCACTAACAGGAGCAAGTATCTCGCTAAATGGAATTAAAATTGGCGACCTTGTAACTAGATCGGCGAATAATGTTATTGAGATATGCGGTTGTATAAGAGCTTTTAAAGGTGATATTATTACCACACATGTTGCAACCACCGGCGGATATGCTGATGTATATGCGTATCCTCTGGCTTAGAGACATCGTTTCTTCAGCACTTTTCACTATTGTGGACTGTGATGGTTAATTATGTTCGTTGACCGGATATAAAATACTAATATTAACCCAATGACCTTGTTTAGCATATATTCTCAATTTATTATCGTAAAGTTCTGCAAACGCTTCTCTTTCCGAAGAATAATTTGAAACGGCTATTCTTATTAGTGATTTATATGCAGATGGAATCAAGATATTGCTGTCAACATCTTTATCTCCGTTATTTAATCTTTGTATATTTATAAAACAAATAAGACCACATTTTAAACATGTAATAACAAACCCCAAATTATTATCTATTATTTCACGATTCCATGTTAAACTCTGGTTCCAGTGATGCAACATGGTAAAATAAAAAGAGCCGGATAATTCCGGCTCGTATAACACGATGGGAGGAGAAAAGTCATCTGGGAAGGTATTTTTTAAATCAATTTCGTAGATGACTCTCTCAAAAAAATTATAAGGTAATAATTTGCAAATGTAAATTTAGATAATCAGTACATTTTCTTAAAATCACAGAATTACGATTTAAAATATTTGATTTATATGAATTGTGGTGTATAATAATAGCAACAAAATAAAGCAGTGCCATAGCGCCGAATGATTAGTCTATCGATTAATTGTCCGGCGCTTTTTGCGTTGCAAAATGGCACAAATACAAGGCTTGGCGGATTTATAATGGTTTTATAAAGAAAGAGGGAGGTTGGTCATTTGGAATCGATTATATCTGCTTTAGTGGCAGGAGGACTGACTTTAATTGGAACAGTGCTTACAGTCAGTTCGGGGCAGAAAAAAACAGAACAGAAGCTTCAGACAGCACAGGCGGTCACAGACTGCAAAATTGACGAGTTAACGCGCGAGGTGCGCTTACATAATAATTTTGCACAGCGTGTTCCTGTCGTGGAGGAGCAGATCAAGGTAATTAATCACAGAATCGCAGATTTGGAAGGAGAAAAATAATATGTTAAAAAATTCAGTTTTAAAACCAAGCGTAAGTACAAAGAAATGGTTCAAAGCAGCAGGAATCAGAGCTGTTAAGACGATGGCACAAGTTGCTGGTACAATGCTTGTCATCGGAGCATTCAATGAAACAGCATGGTCATTGATGTTACAGACTGCATTAGTTGCTGGCCTTGCATCATTGCTCACATCAGTAGCCGGCATTCCAGAAGTAGAAAGTGAGGAATAAATTATGAGAATCGGATTAAACGCAGGACATACCTTATCAGGACCGGGATCTGGCACATCTGGTATGATCGTAGAGAGCATCGAAACAAGAAAAGTATGTAATCGTCTGACAGAGATGTTTAAAGCATGCGGAGTGGAGGTTGTACCTTGTACAGTGGATAAGGCTGCATCGCAGTCGGCATATCTCCAGAAAGCTGTAAATATGGCAAACCGCACTGATTTGGATTATTTTATTAGCATCCATTTTAACAACGATGCAAAGAAAGCCGGACACGGCGTGGAAGTGTATACCTATAAAGGTAGACAGTATCCAGATGCTGTAGAGGTATGTGAACATATAGCAGCACTCGGTTTTTCAAATCGCGGAGTAAAAGAAGGTAGCGGATTATATGTGATCCGGAAAACAAAGGCAAAATCCATGCTAATCGAGGTCTGCTTTGTAAACGATCCAGATGCCACTACATATCAGCAGAAATTCGAGCAGATTTGTACAGCAATTGCCTATGCTCTGGCAGATTACGTACAGGCAGCTCCAAAGCCAGTTGCACCGGTACAACTTCCGAAAGTGAAAAAATATGTCAGAGTGTTAATGGACGGTCTGGCAGTAAGAAAGCGTGCAAGCTGGGATGATTCAGCAGTAGATCATAAGGTACAGGCGAACGAAGTCTTTACCATTGCCGAGGGTTCTATCAAGGTCGGCGGTGGCAGTATGTACAAGCTTAAATCCGGGTTATATATCACGGCATCTTCAAAATACGTTACTGTGTACGAAAAATAAAACCATAGCCGGTAGAGTTTATCTGCCGGCTGTTTTCATGTAAATTGTCATGACAAGATTCATGACAAGATTTTGTATTTTTATGACAAATTTACTATTTATTTGACGAATATTTCTAAGACTAGAAAAGCCGTAAACCCTTGATTTTTCAATAAAAATCGCGTGTTTACGGCTCTTTTTTGTCAATGCAGGAGATGGGACTTGAACCCACACACTGTTGCCAGCGTCAGATTTTGAGTCTGATGCGTCTGCCATTCCGCCACTCCTGCGTCTTATGAACTTCTTGAACAAAATCGCTCAAGCAAGAAATATCTTATCATACTCAAAGACAGATTGCAAGAAAATTTTTTGCTTCTGGAAAATTATTTTACACATATTTTAAGAAGAAAAAACATATTGTGAAAAATGATGATTTTCAGGCTTTTTTTGTTGACGAAAGTTATCATATATGATAACTTATTAACATGTGAAAAAAGAATTGCAGATAAAAAAACAATGAACGAATGAGCACAGAATCGTTTACTACAAATAAGAAAGAGCGAATGCAGGAGGGCGTCAGTTTGGCTCAGGGAGAAAAGAAACATCTTGCAGGTCAACAGCTTACCCCCCGGTATGAAGTGGTCCAGCAGTTGAAGGATGCAAGAAAAGCGCAGGATATGACACAGGAAGTGTTGGCGGAGCGTGTGGGAACGAAAAAGTCTAATATTTCCAGATTTGAGAGCGGCAAATATAATCCAAGCCTTGATTTCCTGATCAAGGTGGCAGGAAGTCTTGGAAAACAGGTACAGATCAGGATTAAGTGA